TGTTGCAACTGGTTTTCAATACACTAATTCATCAGGCCAAACAGTTCAAGCTCAATACTACCCAGGTACTAGCGTTACTAACGCTATCGCTTACGTAGTTGTTGATGCATCAGCTGAATTTAAAGTATCATTAACAGTTTCAGGCGCTCCTACAGTAGTAGTTGGTGCTAATGCAACTATTGTTGGTACAAACTTAGCTGAAATTCAAAACAGTAACGGTTCAACATCAACAGGTAATTCACAAGCTTCATGTGTGATCCCTGCTAACGGTGCTGGTGCTGCTACAACATTACCATGGAGAGTAGTTGCAGTAGTTCCAGACACAGCTTACTTGTCAGGTTCTACAGTGCTTTATCCAGAAGTACTTGTAAAAATTAACAACCCACAGTTAACTGCCCTTACCGGCGTTAATTACGTAGCTTAACTAAGGAGAATAAAACATGGCTATTTCACGTGCACAGCTCCTAAAAGAGCTATTACCAGGACTTAACGCACTATTCGGTTTAGAGTACAAGCGTTATGGCGAAGAACATAAAGAAGTTTATGAAACAGAGACTTCAGAGCGTTCATTCGAAGAAGAAACAAAACTTTCAGGTTTCTCAGCAGCACCAGTCAAAAACGAAGGCACAGCAATCGCTTATGACAATGCTCAAGAAGCTTGGACTGCTCGATACAATCATCAAACTATTGCTCTTGGTTTCTCTCTAACAGAAGAAGCTGTAGAAGATAACTTGTATGATACATTATCAGCTCGTTACACAAAGGCTTTAGCTCGCGCTATGGCATACACAAAACAAGTTAAAGCAGCTGCAGTATTAAACAATGGCTTCAACACTTCTGGTTCTTACAACGGCGGTGATGGTGTTTCATTATTTAACACAGCTCACCCACTTGTTTCAGGCGGTACAAACAGCAACACTCAATCAACTCCAACAGACTTGAACGAAACAGCACTAGAAAACGCTGTTATTCAAATTGCTGCATGGACAGATGAGCGTGGCCTATTGATCGCTGCTCAACCACGTAAGTTAGTAGTTCCACCAGGTAATCAATTCGTTGCAACTCGTTTGCTCGAAACTGAACTTCGTGTTTCTACAGCTGACAACGACATCAACGCTATTAAGAATAATGGTTCAATCCCAGAAGGTTACACAATTAACCACTTCTTAACAGATCCAGATGCGTACTTCTTAACAACTGATGTACCTAACGGCATGAAACACTTTGTGCGTACTCCGTTATCAACATCTATGGATGGCGACTTCGATACAGGTAACGTTCGTTACAAGGCTCGTGAGCGTTATTCATTCGGTTGGTCTGATCCTCTCGGTATGTGGGGTTCACCAGGCGCTGCTTAATTGCACACTTGGTTTTAATGTACTAGGATTAACCCTGCTTCGGCGGGGTTTTTCTTTGCCTGCTATTCATGATTTTCTCTATTTCACAGGCAAAATAAAAGCGTAATATGTGAAGCATACACACGGTGTGTATAAAATTTTAGGAGAACTACTATGTGGACAAAACCAGCTGCAACAGAAATGAGATTTGGCTTTGAGATTACGATGTACGTGTTAAATAAGTAATGGTCATCGTAACAGACTGCTATTAAATTAAGGGGCTTCGGCCCCTTTTTTGTGTTATAATGCTTTGAACTTAGGAGCCGTTATGCCACTCAAAGACGAAGCAGCACGTAAGGCCTACATGAAAAAGTACCATGCAAAGTGGTATGAGAAACATAAAGAAAAACGTCTTATACAAATAGCAGAACATGCAGCAAGTAAGCCAAAAGAGTGGATACAAGCTAAAGGCCGTAAACACCATCTCAAAAGACGATACAATATTACCCCCGAAGAATATGAAACTAAGTTAGCAACCCAAGAGTATAAGTGCGCATTATGTGGTAAAGATGCATCAGACAATAAAAGAGGAGGTAAATTAGACCCCTTACATATAGATCATTGTCACGTAACAAATAAACTTAGAGATCTTCTATGTCACCAATGTAATTCAGGGTTAGGACACTTTAAAGATAATATAGAGATACTTCAAAAAGCCATAGATTATCTACGTAAACACATGCTATAATGCTTGCAAATAGTATCAATTCAGGTATTATTTGGGAATCCGGGTTACCCGGCTTATCAGACTGTCCCGGCAGACGCATACAAGACGGATAAGCTTAACTTTGTATGAAGGAAAAATATTATGGCAATAACTACATTTAGCGGCCCAGTCCGATCACTCGCCGGTTTTATTACAGGTACAGATGGTGTTTCAACAGTTACAGCATCAACATTAGCAGTAACAGCAGCAGACTATAATGGTCAAACAATCAATTTATCACGTGCAGCAGGTATTGCAGTAACTCTACCAGCAGCTACAGGTTCAAACGCTGTTTACACATTTGTAATTACAACAGCAGTTACATCTAATAACTATGTTATTCAAGTTGCTAATGCAACAGATACTATGAATGGTTTAGCTTCAGTAGGTGGAACTACAGCTTCTGTATTTGGTACATTACCAGCTTCTGACACAATCACTATGAACGGTACAACAACAGGCGGTTTAGTTGGTTCTTATGTTCAAATTACTGATATTGCATCAGGTGAATATTTAGTATCTGCAGCTCTAGTAGGTTCTGGTACTCCAGCTACACCATTCAGCGCAGCTGTAAGTTAATTAATCACTTGGGGGCACTTAGCCCCCTTACTAAAATAAAGGAGATTAATTATGGCAATGCAATATGATGTACAAAGTGCACACACAAATGTCAGCGCTAAGATGGTCGTAGGACGCACTAGAGTTAAAGGCATTGTTTTAGGCGGTGCAGCAGGTACTTTAAATCTATGGGATGCAACTCAAGCACCAACGGCAGTTACCTATGCTAGAAGCGCTGCCGGCGTTATTACAATTACACACAATGCTCACGGCTTTGTAGCTGGGCAAAAAATCGGTTTAACATTTGCTGCGGGTACAGGCGGTACAGCTACTAATGGCAACTATGTAATTCTTACAGCTGCTACTAACACATATACAGTTCAAGATATTAATACAGGCGCTATCACTGCTGGTGCAGCTGCTAACGAAAATACTCGTTGGTTGTTCTCAGTGGATAATGCAGATACTGTTCCATATAATATTATTGTTCCTGGTGAAGGCATGTTAGCTGAGAATGGCGTTTACGCACAGTTAGCTAGTATCCCTAACGTAGAAATATTCTATGGCTAGTAAGAAAAAAGGTCCTAGCTTAGCAATCGGACGTGGTGAGAAGCTTCCTGTATCGAAAGGTGCAGGGCTTACCGCTAAAGGCCGCGCTAAATATAATGCAGCTACAGGCTCAAACTTAAAAGCTCCTCAGCCACAAGGTGGTGCTCGTAAGAAGTCATTTTGTGCAAGGATGTCAGGTATGCCCGGTCCTATGAAAGATGAAAAAGGTAGACCTACTCGCAAGGCTGCTTCTTTAAAAAGGTGGAAATGTTAATGACAAAATATTTTGAAAACATAGATGAACATACTAAACATTTAATAGATGGGGTTTCGGTGGCAACAGTTATGGGTACATTAATGAGCTGGTTACCAGCAGTTGCAGCACTCTTTACTATTATATGGACTGCTATTCGTATTTATGAAACTAAAACTGTGCAAGGCTGGTTAAAAAAAGGTAAGTAATATGAAATCTTTTATAGACAGAGTATTTAAATCAAAGCAACAAAAGCAAAAGGAATTATTAGATGAAATCACTCATAAAGAAGTTAAAGACCAAGCTACAGAAGCTATTGTCGAAGCTATCATTAAAGAAGTAAAAAAAGAAGAAGTAGTTAAGCCTAAAAAACCTAATCACTTCCCAGATTGTAATTGTTTTAAATGTTTAAGATGGAAACAAAATGCCTAGTCAATCTAAGAAGCAACATAATTTAATGGCAGCTGTAGCTAAAAACCCTGCGTTTGCTAAGAAGGTCGGTATTAAAAAATCAGTCGGCGAAGAATTTCTTCAAGCGGACAAAGGTCGTAAATTTAAAGGAGGCGGTATGATGGACAAGAAAGATTTAGCACAAGATAAAAAAGTAGTTAAAAAAGCAGTTAAGATGCATGACGATCAATTGCACGGCGGCAAGAAAACAAATCTAACTAAGCTTAAAAAAGGTGGTATGGCTAAAGGTTGCGGTTATGCTAAAGGCGGCGGTATCGAGAAAAAAGGTAAAACAAAAGGAAGGATGATTTAATCATGGGATTATTTAGTAAAAGATCAGCAACAGCAACAGCATCACCAGACGGAAGCGTCCCTGCAGAGGGGAAGGGAAGTTTTTTAAGCGGAGTAATGAGAGACGCTATTGGACAAATAAAAGCTCAAGGCGGATTTGGTTCTGGAATGGGTAGTACTCCTGGAACTAAAGTTGCTATTGATTTAGTCGATGATAAATTTGAAGGTAAGGGTATGAAAAAAGGTGGCAAAGTAAAAGCATCTTCAGCTTCTAAACGTGCAGATGGCTGTGCAATGCGCGGTAAAACTAAAGGAAGGATTTGCTAATCATGGCTATAGTTGAAAAAATGAAAAAGTTTGTTAGAGACATTACGCCTCCATCAAAAGAACAAAAAGCTAAAATTGAAGAAAAGCAAATGAAAATGGAAGAAATGAAAGATCCAGAAGCTTATCGTAAAAATAAAGCTATGTATGATGTAAGTACAGAAGTTAAAAAGTTTGATGAGAACTACAAAAAAGGTGGTATGGTTAAATCTTCAGCTTCTAAACGTGCTGATGGTATTGCTACAAAAGGTAAAACAAAAGGAAAAATCTGCTAATGAGACCTTCACGTGGTATGGGTGCTATAAAGAAAACTAAGATTCCTAGTGCTACTGAGAATACTATGCCTAAAGGCGTCGTTAAAAAACGTCGTGACAACACGGACTTTACTCAGTATAAAAAAGGTGGCATGATTAAATCAATAGATAAGTTAGATAAACAAAAATTAGACTCGACTCGTATTGGTAAAAAAGAAGGTGGACCTGTAGGACTTTATGCAAATATAAATGCTCGTAAAAAAGCAGGTACTTCAAGACCAAAATCGAAGTCTACAATATCATCTAAAGCTTATGCAAATATGAAAGCAGGATTTCCTAAAGGGAAAAAATAATGGTAGATAGAACCACAGGACAGACAAGTTTTAATTTAGATTTAAATAATCTAGTTGAAGATGCATTTGAACGATGTGGACAAGAGTTGCGTACTGGATATGACCTACGCACTGCACGCCGTTCTTTAAACTTGATGACGATTGAGTGGGCTAACCGTGGTATTAACTTATGGACTGTAGAGCCTGGTCAGATTAGTTTAGAACAAGGTCGTATTATGTATCCGTTGCCTGTAGACACGATTGACCTACTTGATATGGTGACGCGTACTGGAACAGGATCAAACCAACAAGACATTAATATTAACCGTATTAGTGAATCAACCTACATTACGATACCAAATAAAAATGCAACAGGTCGTCCTATCCAAGTATGGATCAATAGACAAAGTGGCCAAGAGAACCCTACTACAATACTTACAGCTGAAGCATTAGATGCGACAGAAACAACGATTACTTTAACAACAACTGTAGGTTTAGCACAATTTGGTTTTATTAAAGTAGACAACGAGACTATTCAGTATGGTGGTATTAGTGGCAATGATTTGACTGGATGTATACGTGGTGTATACAATACTACCGCTGCAACTCACTTAACAGCATCTAAAGTCTATGTGCAAAATCTTCCAACAGTCAATGTATGGCCAGCACCAGATCAAAGTAATTTCTATCAGTTTGTTTATTACAGATTAAGACGTATACAAGATGCAGGTAACGGTGTCACTGTAGAAGACATTCCATTTAGATTTATTCCTTGCATGGTTGCAGGGTTAGCTGCTTATTTAAGTATGAAATTACCTAATGTTATGCCTGATAGAATTGCCATGCTAAGAGCAGACTACGAATCAGCGTTTCAACTAGCAGCAGATGAGGATAGAGAAAAAGCAAGTGTGAGGTTTGTACCTCGTGAAATGTTTTACCACGGGTAATTAAATGCCAATTAAATACGCTAGTGCCAAGAATTCCATATCCCAATGTGATCGATGTGGATTTAGATTTAAACTAACGCAATTAAAACGCTTAGTTATAAAGACAAAAAATGTTAATATACTCGTATGCCCAGAATGTTGGGAACCGGATCAACCACAGTTAAGCTTAGGCCTATACCCAGTTAATGATCCGCAAGCAGTGCGAAATCCAAGACCCGACAGTCCTAGTTATTATCAGGCAGGTTTAAATGGATTACAAACAGTAGAAGTGACAGGACCATTACAAACTGAAACAGGTGTACCTACACTAGGTAGTAGAATTATACAATGGGGTTGGAACCCTGTAGGTGGGTCAAGACTAAACGATGCTGGATTAACGCCAAATGATCTAGTAGGTATAGGTAACGTAGGCACAGTAACAGTAACAACAACTTAAGGAGAAGTAACATGGCATATAAATCAGGAGCTGATGGTATTACTAAACAAGGTAAAACTAAAGGTAAAAATTTAGGCAATGACGGCGCTAAAGTAGGTATCGAAAAAGGCCCTAAACATGCAGGTTCTAAAGGCGGTAAAAAGAACATTGACATGAAAACTATGGGTCGCGGTATGGCTAAAGTTGCAGCACAGAAAAAAGGATAATTATCATGGCAGAATATAAACAACCAATCGTTGTACCTAATGCAGATATTAGTTTTAGCCAAGACCCTAACAAGTTAAAAGCTCAAGACTTAAATCAAGGTACAGCTAGACAACGTGTAAGTGCAGGGGACCCAGGTTCTAACAAAATGAATAGACACGGTGAAACACAAATTCGTGGTTGCGGAGCAGCAACTAAGGGTACTAAAGCTAGAGGCCCAATGGCGTAATAAATGAATTACAGTCAGCTCGTAGCACAGATACAGGATTACACGGAAAATCAGTTTACTACTACGGTAATAAATACGTTTATTACTCAAGCTGAACAGAGGATCTATAATACAGTCCAATTACCAGCGTTACGTAAAAATGTAACAGGTACAACTACGTCTGGAAATAAGTATTTAGCTATACCTACGGGTTGGTTATCTACATTTAGCTTAGCTGTAATTAATGCAAATAATGAATACTTGTATCTTTTAAATAAGGACGTGAACTTTATTAGACAATCATTTCCTGATACAGATTCAGATTTTTATGGTGTGCCTGAGTATTACGCAGTGTTTGACCAAAACACATTTATTATGGGGCCAACACCTGATGCC